CTACAAAGTTATTGTCCAACCTACACTTGAAGCTGATGATTCAATGGGAATCTACGCCACAAAATGGGAAGGAAATATTATTGTGTCTCCTGACAAAGACATGAGACAGATTCCTGGGAGACTATATGATTTCAACGAAACCATCAACATCACACCAGAAGAAGGTGCTCGATGGCATCTCATACAAACAATGAGTGGTGACAACACAGATGGTTACTCGGGCGTACCCGGGATTGGAATAAAACGTGCTGAAAAGATATTTTCTGAGAAAGGTTACACATGGCGAGCTGTTGTAGAAACTTTTGAAGAAAAAGGCATGACTGAAGCCGACGCATTAATAAATGCAAGGCTTGCTCGAATATTAACTTACTCAGATTATGACGAAGCAAAGAAAGAACCAATCCTTTGGTCCCCCACCACCAGTTACAAAATTAACAACTGAACAAGAGTTTAGATTAAAAGCAATAGAAATAGCATTAAACAAACCTGAAGCTACTAAAGAAGACATCGTAACTGTCTTCTTAGCTTTACAAAAACAAAACTTTGTATTAATTAATTCACTCAACAACGTTTTAGAAGCATGGGCAAAGCATCCACTAATGAACAGGGACCGCAGTACTACAAACGAGGTTCCATTGATGTTTGGGATTTTATTAGAGACCAACAACTCGGATTTCACCTCGGAAACGTAATCAAATATGTATGTAGAGCCGGTTATAAAAATAACGATATAGAAGACCTAAAAAAAGCAATCCACTATTTAGCAAATGAAATTGAATACAGAACCAAACAAAATAGCCAGAACTGGGAGAGTCCAGCAATGGATCGATAACCCACACAGTCGCTTACCAGTTTCTTGCACTGTATTCGTAGTCGAAGACTCAATGGAGGGACCAAATGGAATCCAAGCAAGCTGGCAATTTGTATCGCATGCTCTTAGATATGGAGCTGGCGTCGCAGTCCACCTGTCAAAGATTAGACCAAAAGGAACAACTACTACTAAGGGACCAGATACTCTCGTTGCGAGTGGACCGGTCTCATTCGGAAAAATTTACTCAACATTAAATGAAATTCTTAGAAGAGGCGGTACATACCGCAACGGTGCATGTGTTTTGCACCTTGATATTAATCACCCCGATATTCTTGACTTCGTGCTCGCAGAAAGAGCCGAATTACCGTGGGTTAAAAGATGTGTTGACCTCACCTCAGACCTCTGGCACAGTGCAAAAGCTTCAACAAAGGAAGCAATCCTTGGAGGCATTGCAAAAGGAGATATTTGGCTCAACAAAATAAAACATGACAATGAAGGAAATCGAATCTACGGGAACGTCTGTCTTGAAGTTTACTTGCCCTCACGAGGAACTTGCTTGCTCCAGCATATCGCTCTTAGTGCCTGTCGTATCGGCGACCTACGCGAAAGTTTCCGTAAAGGTATGTCCGAGCTGTGCGATCTTCATGGCAGAACAGGTGTTGGAGGGACTGGAGAATACTTATCCCCGGACAAAGACAGGCAAGTCGGGCTCGGAGTGCTTGGCTTATCCAACTTCCTCGCAAACAACAACATAACTTATGCTCAATTTGGTGAAGCATTAGAAGCTGTTAATGAAGGGAGAACATATAAAGGTAATGCGGGACTTGCAGCCCGTGAGCTTTACTTAGCAATATTAGAAGCTGCAAGCATAGCAAGAAAGAACAACATGAAGAGAGCATTTGCCATAGCTCCAACAGCAAGTTGTTCATATAGAAGTAGAGATCTCAATGGCTACACAGCAACTCCTGAGATCGCACCGCCAATATCACGAACAGTTGATAGGGATTCAGGTGAATTTGGGGTGGAACGAGTTGAATATGGCAACGTAGAAATAGCCAGTGAAGTAGGCTGGGAAACATATAAAAAGGTAGCAGATGAGTTTATGACTATGCTATCTAGAACTAATTTGCTGCATGGCTATAGCTTCAATTCTTGGAGCGATATGGTGACTTACGATGAAGCATTTGTAGACGAGTGGCTTATTAGTCCGCAAACGTCTTTGTATTATTCGCTTCAAATTATGTCGGACGTTCAAGATAAGTCAAATGCTTACGCTGCATTAGATGAGAAAGAAGTCGATGAATATTTGGAGGGGATTCTTAATGAACCCAATTGTGATTGTCAACAATGAACCCCTATACAAAATTACTTAACAGAAAAAGAACTTGGACACCGGTCCAACCAACCAAAGGAAAAATAACTGAAGGTGCAGAAGAAACCATTAAACGTGCTCTCGCAATACGTCATATGGAGCTTCCAGTTGGAGACTTCATTCGTGAGGGTCTTGAAAAAGATGTTCCCCTTGCAGCTAGAGAGTTGCTCGAGTCGAATGTCAAAGATGAAATCAAACATGACTTGGCTCTAGGCTACATAGTTAAAGCTCATGGAGCTGATAGCAAGTCAGAATACGAAGCAATTAAATTAAGAGATGCTTGGATTGCACACCCTGATCACACTATTACAAAAGCCCTCGTTGCAGAGAGAGCTATATTCTTTGTTCTACTACCTATGTTTAGGTTTCTTGGTGACGCTGCTCTTAGAACAGTATCAGCTGATATTTCCAGAGATGAACAAATACACGTGGCAACAAATAGTTTGGTTTGTACTGAGCTTGGTCTTGTTCCTAGTGATAGCTTGGACAAGCTTAGGAAAGCAACTATTAACTGGATACTTCAACCCTTAAACATAGGTACATCCGATAAATATTTGGACAAAAAATTTTGGCTAGATGCTAGTGATCGACTTATGTATGAGGGTAAAGCCCCACAATTAAACGAAACAAAAGCTGGAAGAATGCCAGCATTTTTTGAACATGCAAACACAAACCTCCCACAATATTCTTGAACCAATCTTAGGTCCAACCCTACCTTTTGTTCTTGAAGAACTTGAAGAAAATTTTCCTCAAGTAAACCCACATCCTAAAGAAGAGATAGGATCAATCATGTATAAAGCTGGTCAAAGATCAGTAGTGGAATGGATAAGAAAAAGAATAGATGAATAATGTTATTACTACCTGTTTTTGCGGAAGAAGTACCACGAGTTTGGCATCACGTTAGACCTCTAGTTGAAAAAGCTTTAGTAAGAACAGACGGTGAGCAATTACCTGAAGATGTTTTAAAAAGATTATTAGATAAAACCTATGTATTATTTGCTGGAATTGATGGTAATGATTTAGCTGCAATTTGTATAGTGCAAGTAATATTTTATCCTTGCAAAAAAGTTTGTAGTGTAAACCTTGCAGCTACAAAATCTGGACGTGACTTTGAAAATTGGGAAGAACATTTTAAAGTTATTGAGGATTTTGGACGAGCAATGGGTTGCACATCAGTACATGCGTGGGTAAGAAAAGGTTTTGTAAAAAAATTAAAATGGAAACATCAATACTCAATAGTTACTAAAGATTTATAGGAGAAAAATTATGGGTGGTGGCGGATATAATGATCAATGGATCAAAGACGCTGAAGCTAGACTGTCACAAAATGTAGCTGACCTTGGTTTATATAATGAACAAAGGTGGCAAGAAAATGTCGCACAAAATGAACAATTAACTAATCTCGGTTCGGCTACAGAAAATTTAGCTTCAGCAAATACTGCACAAGATGAAGCTCTTGAAGCTATGAGAGGTATTGATACAACTCAGTCTACGCAAATAGAAGATTTATTTGGTGCTTCAGAGCAATTCGGTATAGATATTTCTGACTTAAGAAAAGATCTTGGTGATCTTGAAACACTATATGGTGATGGTGTTACATCTATTGAAGATGTTACTGGCTTAGAAGATGTTATTGATGGTCTTAAAGATAAATACGCAACGGATGAAAGACTTACATCTTCACTTACAGATTTAGAAACAACTTTAAGAGGTGACTTTGAAGCTAAAGTACAAGCTTTACCAGATTATACTGATCAATTAAATCAAGTATCTAGTGATTACAATCTTACTAAGGATCAACTAAATCAACTAAGAAGTTCTTTTGGTGACTTCCAACAACAATCTGCAACTAATCTTTCTGATGTTCAATCAGCATTACAAACTGAGATTGGAGATGTTAGAGGAAACCTTACATCAGGTTTAAAAGATTTAAGAACTGATGCTTTTGATGCGTTAACTGATGTGTATTCATCAAGAGATGAAGCTCTTTCTGATTTGTCTGGACGTTTTGGTACACACTTACGTCAACAAGAAGATGCTCTTACTAAACGAATCGATGACACAGGTAAAGATGTTGAGAATAGAATAGCTCAACTGGGTTCGATGATGAATTACAGAATGCTTGGAGATAGTGCTGGCGGTGTAAAGATGAGAAGATCAAAAGCTTTTACGTCTGGTGCTGTTAATACAGGTACAGGTCAGCTAAGTCGTTCAATGAAATTAAAAACACTTAATATATAATTATGACTGCGAAATCTAGATACGATGCGCTTTCTAGTGACAGATCACAATTCTTAAACATAGCTGAACAGGCAACTAAACTTACCCTTCCTTACTTAGTAAGAGGTGAAGAGGATCATAATGGAGGAGCAAGAAATCTTACAACTCCGTGGCAAAGTGTTGGTGCAAAAGGTGTAGTAACCTTGGCATCAAAATTAATGCTTGCTTTACTTCCTCCTCAAACAAGTTTTTTTAAATTACAGTTAGATGAAAATTCTCTTGAAGGTCAAATACCTCCAGAGATGAGATCAGAATTAGATTTATCTTTTGCCAAAATTGAAAGAACTATTCTTGAGGCTATTGCAGCGTCAAGTGATCGTGTAATTATTCACCAAGCTTTAAAGCATTTAATTGTTGCTGGTAATGTTCTTGTATTTATGGGGGAGTCTGGATTAAAGATGTTTCCATTAAATAGATACGCAATAGAACGAGATGGTAACGGTAATGTTATAGAGATTGTCACTAAAGAAAGAATTAATAAATCTCTTTTGGAAGATATTGTTCCAGAAGATTTTAAATTAGATCAAGAACAAGATGTCACCGAAGATGGTGAATATGTAGATCGCCAAGAAGTAGATATATACACACACTGTATTCGTGTGGGTAATAAATACGAATGGCATCAAGAAGTATATGATCAAATCATCCCTGCTTCAAAAGGAAAAGCACCAGCTAACGCTACACCCTGGCTCCCACTAAGGTTTAATACTGTGGATGGAGAAGCATATGGACGTGGCAGAGTCGAAGAGTTTATGGGAGATTTAAAATCTCTCGAAGCATTAATGCAAGCTCTTGTCGAAGGTAGTGCTAGTGCAGCAAAGGTTGTATTTACAGTCAGCCCAAGCTCAACTACAAAGCCACAGACTTTAGCTCAAGCCGGAAACGGTGCAATTATTCAGGGAAGACCTGATGATATAGGAGTTGTCAACGTAGGAAAAACAGCTGACTTTAGAACAGCATTTGAAATGGCTATGCAATTAGAGAAACGTCTTAACGAATCTTTTCTAATTCTTAATGTCAGACAGTCTGAAAGAACTACAGCTGAAGAAGTACGTATGACACAGATGGAACTAGATCAACAGCTCGGAGGATTATATTCACTCCTGACTATAGACCTGTTAGTTCCATACTTATCAAGAAAACTTACGGTATTCCAGAAGTCTGGAGAGATACCACAAATTCCAGGGGATATGGTTAAGCCTACAATCGTAGCCGGTGTCAATGCTCTTGGACGTGGACAGGATAGAGAAAGTCTTATTCAGTTCATGACAACCATTGCTCAAGCAATGGGACCAGAAGCAATGCTCCAATACATAAACCCAGAAGAAGCTATTAAACGATTAGCAGCTGCGCAAGGTATTGATGTATTAAATCTTGTAAGAAGTATGCAAGAAATACAACAAGAACAGCAAGGTGCACAACAACAAGCTATGAATATGCAACAACAAGAAATGCAGATTCAAGCTATGAAGACACCTATGGCTGACCCAACCAAGAATCCACAACTAGCACAACAGTTAGCAGAAGGAGGACCGGGACAGGGCACACCTCAACCAGTTGATCTACCTACAAATAATTAATACGTATGTCTGAGACATTAACCATGGATGAAACCCAAGCACAACAGCCTGAGTTAACTCCAGAAGAACAAGACTCTCTCCAAGTTGGAGAAGCAATGGAAAGTCAGCAAGAACAATTATTAGCTGGCAAATATAAGAATGCTGAGGAGCTAGAAAAAGCTCACTTAGAACTACAGAAAAAACTAGGAGAAAAATCCGCAGAACCTAAAGAGGAGACAGTAGATGAAAAGCCTGAAGAAATCAAAGCCGAAGAAAAAGAAGACAACAAAGAGTCCAAAGAAAATAAAGTATTAGATGAACTTTGGAATCAAAGGGAGAAAGGATTTAGTGATGACGCATTACAAAATCTAGCTAAAACTAATCCTGGAGAATTAGCTAAAGAGTATCTTCGTTATAGAGAATCCCAACAACCAAAAGGTTTATCTGAAAAAGATGTCACTGAACTTAAAGACTTAGCTGGTGGTCCACAGAAGTATGACCAGTTAGTTGATTGGGCAACAAAAAATTTACCAGAAAAAGAACAGCAAATGTATGACGCAGTGGTGGATCGTGGTGATCCACTTGCCTGTTACTTTGCGCTTCAAACAGTTATAAACAAATACGAAAATGCAGTTGGTGTAGATGGACAACTGATAACAGGTAAAGCACCATCTGCTTCTACTGACATATTTAGAAGTCAAGCCGAACTTGTCGAAGCAATGGGAGACAAACGTTATGAAAACGATCCTGCCTATCGCCAAGATGTAATCAGCAAACTTGACAGATCAAAAATTAATTTTTAATTAAAAGACCACCTAAAAAATGACAGACAAACTTTTAAACATTTACCCAAACGAAACACCTCCAAGACCTATGACAAATCACAACCACGACAATGATCAATGGCACGTTGCTGAGGAAACTAACGGACGTTTTGCCATGCTTGGCTTTATTGCTGCCGTTGGTGCTTACGTCCTTACCGGTGATATCATCCCCGGCATCTTTTGATCCATACAATTGGAAGATGAGTTGCTTTGATTTTCTCGAAGCAAGATACAAATTGATACTTGATGAGGATTTACCTTTAGTAAATAA